TTATAAATTAGATGTTAATGGAACTGGTAGATTTACTGGTGATATTACTGGGAATCTTGTCGGAAATGTTACTGGAAGTGTTTTAACAGCTGCTCAACCTGCCATTACATCTGTTGGTACTTTGGCCAGTTTGGCAGTGACTGGGGAGTTGACTTGTGATGGTTTCACTTGTTCTGATTTAACTACTACAGTAACAGGGAGTTTTGGTTCAGTTCAAACACCAGGAAGCGGTGGTACAGGTAATTATGAAGGTTACAGCATAAATGGTCATTATGTTTTTATGTCTAATAGTGAAAATTTAGTTGGGATTTACAACGATGTTGATAATCAATGGATTTGGCAATATGATAGAACAAATTCAACAAATAAATTATATGTTGCTGGTATACTACGATTGACAATGATAAATTCTGGTACTTACAATTTCGACGTTGCTGGAACTGGTAGATTTACTGGGGATTTGACTTGTGATGGTTTCACTTGTTCTGATTTAACTACTACAGTAACAGGGAATAAAGGTTCAGTTCAAACAACAGGTGATGGTACAGGTGGTTATGAAGGTTACAGCATAAATGGTCATTATGTTTTTATGTCTAAGAATGAAAGTGAAGTTGGGATTTACAACGATGTTGATAATCTATGGATTTGGAAATATAATAGAACAAATCATTATCAACATTATTATACGGAGGGAACACTACGATTGACAATGAGAAATGACGTTGCTGGTACTTACAATTTCGACGTTGTTGGAACTGGTAGATTTACTGGGGATTTGACTTGTAATGGTTTCACTTGTTCTGATTTAACTACTACAGTAACAGGGAATTTTGGTTCAGTTCAAACAACAGGTGATGGTACAGGTAATTATGAAGGTTACAGCATAAATGGTCATTATGTTTTTATGTCTAATAGTGAAAATAACGTTGGGATTTACAACGATGTTGATAATCAATGGATTTGGCGATATGATAGAAATTCGAGCGGCGATGTTCAATATCATAGATTTTGGACTAATGGTACTGAAAAAATGAGAATTAATAGTGATGGTAATGTTGGTATTGGTGATACAACACCATCTTACAAATTAGATGTTAATGGAACTGGTAGATTTACTGGGGAGTTGACTTGTGATGGGGGTTTCACTTGTTCTGATTTAACTACTACAGTAACAGGGAATTATGGTTCAGTTCAAACACCAGGAAGCGGTGGTACAGGTAATTGGGAAGGTTACAGCATAAATGGTCATTATGTTTTTATGTCTTATAGAGAAAATGAAGTTGGGATTTACAACGATGTTGATGATCAATGGATTTGGCAATATGATAGAGCAAATTCAAATCAAAGATTTTATGTTGCTGGTGGCGAAAAAATGAGAATTAATAGTGATGGTAATGTTGGTATTGGTGATACAACACCATCTTACAAATTAGATGTTAATGGAACTGGTAGATTTACTGGGGAGTTGACTTGTGATGGGGGTTTCACTTGTTCTGATTTAACTACTACAGTAACAGGGAATTATGGTTCAGTTCAAACACCAGGAAGCGGTGGTACAGGTAATTGGGAAGGTTACAGCATAAATGGTCATTATGTTTTTATGTCTTATAGAGAAAATGAAGTTGGGATTTACAACGATGTTGATGATCAATGGATTTGGCAATATGATAGAGCAAATTCAAATCAAAGATTTTATGTTGCTGGTGGCGAAAAAATGAGAATTGATGCTTCTGGTAATGTTGGTATTGGAACTGACGATCCACAAGAATTATTGGAAATATATGGGGGGACACCAAGAATGATTATAAATTCCGGAGATCAACAAGATAGTAGTATAGATTTCTTCAATAGAGATGGTAATAATTATGCTAATTGGCCAGATAGAACTGTTTTAGGAGAAATAAGATTTATGATTGAAGAAGCAGTAAGTGGTGATACAGGAGATGATTATGATATTGCTAAAACATTATGTAGTATTCGAGGAAGACTTCATACAGATAATGGTGGATCATCTTATGGTGCTCTACAAGGTGGAATTGGTTTTTATACTAATGATGGTGATGGTAGTTCAAGTGGAACCGCTGGAAATAATTTAACTGAAAAAATCTGTATAGATTATCAAGGTAAAATGGGTATTGGTACTACTAACCCAAGTGAAAAATTAGAGGTAAATGGTAATATTATTGCTGATTCTATACTTCATAGTTCAAATACTCTTAATAAAACTTCTGGGCCTTCAGGTATATTTTTTGCAAAAGTACAAACAAATGGTACAGATATGAACGTAAATGTTAATGAAATGACTACTCGTAATGATACTAGTGCGCCTAATTGTGTAGTATGGAATGTTAATGATGCCCAATGGGGGAGATCCAACATTTCTAAAAGTACAATTGATACAAATACATATGATTTACTTGGTTCGAATTCTACCAGTTCAAATTTAGGAGCTGGTACTTGTATAAGAATTAAAATAACTGGACTTTATGAAATATCATTTTCAATACCGACAAACACGGACGTAGAACGAGCAAACCCTTGTATAAGTGTTGGTATAGCTGATAGTGTAGACAGTACAGCTACTGGAGCATATTATGATACTAGAATGTACGCAAGTAATGGATATATTAGGGATTACGCTGGAAACAACAGAAGTGTCCAAGTTTTACCACCAATAATATTACAGTTAAATCAAAATCAAGGTATTCAAGTAAGGGGACGACGTGATGGGAGTGGATGGGGAAATACTGGCAATGTGCATGTTGCAACAGATGGCAACTCCGTTGGATATTTATATATCAAAAGAATTGCTTAAAATATATACTTAATATTAATTAATGTTAAGAAAAGTTAATGTAACGGCAAGAACAACAAAAAGAAATTAAAGCATTGAAAGAAGAAAATACAACTTTAAAAATTCAATTAGAATCTTAAAATTAATTTATAAAATAACAAATTTTATCTAATCTGGATTATTAATATCATATATATATCGCATTTAAATCCAATATATATAAGATATATGTATAATTTTTGTTTTATTCGGTAGAAGTAAGATATTTTTTCTTATAGATTCTAAGAAGAAGGTCAAGATATTCAGATAGACAAAAAGAATCAAAATCATCATCAACAATTGTATGAATTTGAATATCATTTTCTCTAAAATAAACTTTAACCCATTGTATTTGTTCTTTATCTATTTTACATGCTTGTGAGAAAGTATATATTTCATAAGTATTAATATTAATACCTATATGTAAATGTTTTTTTGAAGAACTAGCATGTAAAATTTTAATATTATTAAATAAAATATCTTTCATTTATCAAATATGATGAAAAAAATATCATTAATTTAACACATTAAACAAAATATTAAAAGAAGTTAGGAGAAAGAACATAATAATATGTAAAAATGTTAAATTATTGTATATTCCTGTTATTCTTTATTATTTCTATTGGAATAATAGTATTTTTATTAGATTGGCATAAAAAGAAACGAAATCGTAAAATATCATTATTGGCAAAAAAATTATTTTTAACATCTCCTTTGGATAAAAGAATCTTAAAAAGTTCTTTAATTTGTATCCAATCATCAAATGATGATGAATATTGTATTGATTTATTAAATTATTATATAAACGATTTAAATTTTGAGTATTGGGACATCGAAACTATTGGTAATATTTCACATATAATTTATACAAATGATGATAATGTAATAAAAAATTATGGTTTAAATTTACTAAAATATTATGAAAAATTTCTCCTAGAACAGATTTAAAATAATGATACATTATTAAATATATTTGTAAATCCTTCTTGTTTTTTAGCAGTAACAGATTTTTCTCCAATAAATTTACTTTTCCATTTTTTGTTTGTATTACGTTTAGTCATATTAAATTCAGCATAACATAATTTATTCGAACCTCCGAATGTAACACCATTTGCAGTTGGTTGTTTTTGTTTAACTAATTTTTCACATTCATAAATATCCGTAGATATTCCAAGATATATTTCTTTAGATGATATACCATCACCGATTTCCCATCCAGAAGTTTTTTCTTTATCTAATCTCTCTTCTTCTGCTTTTTTGGCGGCAGCTTCTTTAGCTAATCTTTCTTCTTCTGCTTTTTTAGCGACAGCAATTTTAGCTAATCTTTCTTCTTCTGCTTTTTTAGCAGCAGCAATTTTAGCTAATCTTTCTTCTTCAGCTTTTTTGGCAGCAGCTTCTTTAACCAATCTTTCTTCTTCAGCTTTTTTGGCAGCAGCAACTTTAGCTTTATATTCTGGGGTTGCTCTTTCATCAGAAATTTTTTTAGCCTTACAATAATCTTTTCCAGTGGTCCAATTAGTTAGTAAATATTTTTTATTTTCTTTATCATCAAGAATTTCTTTTTGAGTTTCTTTATTTAACATAATTTTATATTCTTGAAACCAACTATAATGCATATCATGATCAAATACATTATCAAAGAAATTTTTAGGAGGTAGAGATTGTTGATCTTCTGGTAATGAACCCATTAAATATGTTGCTACTATAGAATTTTTAATAGTTTTAAAAATTTTGTCATCATTTTTTGGAAATTCAAAAACAACAAGTATTAAGAAATTATGATTACTTCTTTTACCTTCGATAACTTTTGTAATACAATTTGGATTTTGTACTCCTGACAAATCATAAATAAACATCGGTATCACGTATTTAATGATTTTATCATTAATAATTTGTCTAGAAATTGGATTAATAGTTTTTCCAAATTTGAATACCTTTCCACCATCAATTTTGTTAAAAATATCGGAAATAAATAATCTAGCAAGTTTATTAATAGCTTCAAAACTTAAAAACTTGTTTCTTGTTTTAATAATTTTTGTTTCATTTTTTTTAGTAATTTTACTAAGAATGTTTTTAATAGTTTCATATTTTTTGTCATTATTAACGTACATAACCTTAGGATGAATAACATGTTTATTAATTGCTGTAGGTAATGAATCATCCTGTTTAAAATATTTAATATATAGATTTTTCAAATCTGATGGATAATCATAATTTTTCCTAGCTAATTTTATTCTTTTGTAAGTATCATCATCAAAATTTTCAGTAATATTACAAGATTTTTTAAAAAAAGCAAGAAAAAGTAAAAATATTAGTATACCAAACAAAATATATAACATAACTCTTCTTTAATTTAAAGATAGAAATAAAATCAGTCCTATATAAAAATCATAATTAATTATTTGTATATTATCTCAAACATTGATTAAAAATAGCTCGGAATCCATTACTAACATGATCTGAAGTCATATTTTTAATTTTTTCACAACCATAATTACCATCATTTAGTGTATAATATACTTTTGATATGTTATCAATATTTTTAAGAGTTGATATACAATTAGAACATGGGCGAGAATTCCTATATTCTTTATTTGAAATTCGGGCAACAAAAATATTATATTTTTTTTTAGAAATCTTTTTAGGGTCATAAAATACACGACCCTTTTTCCCGCCCTTTCAAGTGGTAGGACCTCCTATTCAACAAATTTATCAGCTTCAACAAAGCATGAATTTCTGCGTGAACAGCACAGATTTGTTTAGAACATGACAAATTTTTTACCCTTGTCCTAGTATGATTATAACCAATTGAAACAACCTTTCCAGCAGATGTAATAATAGCACAATGTTTATTTGCCATATCTGATTTATGACAATTTTCTGCACACCTACTAAAAATTTTTTGAATCTTATTACTACTAGTATCAAGAGAATGAATAATCGACATGTTAAATTTATAATTTATAGTTTGTATTATAATAATGAGTTTTTATAAAATATTATTTAATATATTTAGATAGTATTTTATAAAATCAATTTTAATAAATATATCGGTATCAAATTTTAACTCAAACTAATTCCCAATCTTCGTTTTTATAGTCTATATTATTTTTAAATTCATCATCATCTTCATTATATTTTGTACACATTTTATATACACCTTTTGTTATTCCAGAAGATTTATCATAAACAAATTTTACTGTTGAATAAACAGTATATACAGTATATATGGTAGTTGCATAATTATAACATTTCCATGCCAAAACAATATTGGAAGTAGTTATATAATCCATGATTGTTACTAATAATGTATATTTTTATTTTTTTTGAAGTAACGTGGTAATATCCATATTTTTTTCAATAAATTTTTTAGTAAAATTTTTATTACGTAATTCTCTTGTTGCTCCTTTTTTAAACTCAAGTGTATTGTCAATATTTTTCTTAACAGTAAATCCATTTTGAATCGCATTATGAATCAAAGCCATTTCAATAAATTCTTCCTCCTTTAATTTAATTTTTTGTTTATTAATACAAATTACAACAGAATTTTTATCATCAAGAATATCTCTAACATCTAATTTTTTGGTTTTCATGGTTATATTTATATTAATATAGTAGTTAAATAAATAAATTTAAACGCTTGAAAATTATTATAAATTTGTATAATAATCCTGTAATTCATCCCAGAACTGAGTATTAATATTAACAACAGGTCGTTTTTCTTGTAATAAAGAAAATGCTTGTTTAGGATTTAGATTAAAATTTTTTAACAAATATGCTGTAAGTATAGTAGCTGAACGGCTAGAACCCATATAGCAATGAATTAATATATTTTTATCTGGTTTTTGCTGTTGAATATCCTTTATATATTGATTAGATTCATCAAAAAAATTTTTAATGGAATCAGAATTAGTATCATTAATATTTATTTTTAAATAATCATATTCCTGAATATTATCAAAATAATTTGGAATTTCATTTGTAACATTAATAATTGTATTAATATTTAATTCATCTAATTGATTAAAATTTGAAGCATTATAGGCATTACCTAAATAAATATTATCTACAATTTTTGTAGGTTCTATAAATAAATTTTTAAAAGCATTTAAAAATCCATCGTTTGTTTCGATAACATCTATTCTATCAACGTGATCAATTATATGTGTTTCTTCATTTCCTAAATATTCGAAATACATAAATACGGCCTTGTCTTTTATCATTCTTCCAAAATAATAAATATCCGATAAAACTCTATACATTTTTGATACTATAAAGTAACTTGATATTAAATATTTAATAAAATTAATTTAAATTATTTACTTATAAATAAATTTCTTTGTATAAAATATAAATAACTATGGTAACTAAAACAACAAAAAAAAAAACCAAATCAGTAACTAAATTAACTGGTGGTAAATCTGGTGGAAGAAAAACAGCAAGAAATAGATTAAAATCACCTTTAAAAAAAATAACTCCAAAAGATAAATCAGATAAAGAACAATTTTATTGTGTTTCTTGTAAATCTAATGTAAGAAAAGATAGAGCAGATAAAAATATCTATATTAAACAAGCAAAAAATGGAAGATGGATGATGAGAAGTTCATGTGGTTCTTGTAATACTAACTTAACCAGATTTATCTCTAATGCTGACGCAGAAGCATGGACTGGAGCCAAACAATAAATTTAATTTTTTTTTTTCCTAGGTCTTAATCTTTTAATAGTTCTTTTTTCATTAATATTTCTGTGTTCGGGATTATATATAAATTCATAAAAATTATTCGCTTGCGTTTTATCTCCATTAAAAAATTTTAGACAACGCTCTTGAATCCATTCTTTATTTAAAGGATCTCTCTTCTTTGAAATAAAGAATTCAATTCGACCTTCGATTTCACCAAGAGCAAGTTCCTCTGTATCCAGAATTTTCATTTGATTATAAATAGTTTTTTTTAATTTTTCTCTATTTTCTTTAGCTACCTTTAAATTATCTCTATATTGTTTAAGAATTTTTTCAGTTTGTGCTATTTGATTATCGTAGTTGAGAAATTCTTTTACCATATCATTCAATTTTTGTTTTTCATGTTCCATAATCAAGTTATAATATATAATATATTTTATAACTTAATTATAAATTTATGAATATTATTAATGATATTATTACAATAATATCAAAGTATGTCGGTTTTTGTGTAAAATGTAAAAAAAAATTAGAAATATGTTTGCTGTGTTCAAAAGAACAATGTTTTTGTAATTTGTTACTAGAATATCAGGAAATGAATGGATATCTTTGTTCCGTATGTATATCCGATTTAAAAGAATTTATATCTGCTCATACGCATCAACATGAACACCACTAATAGCTCTTCCAGATGGGTCTGCCATATCTTTAAAAGATTTATCCCATTCAATTGCGATAGGAGTACTACATGCGATTGATTTTCCAGTTGGAACTGTTTTAGCAGCGGATGGCGATGGAAAATGTTTTGAGAAAATTTCTCTATACATGTATTCTTCCTTTGAAGAAGGTGATGCTATAGGAAATCGAGAAGATGCGTATTTCATCTGTAAATCACTAACATTTTCATCAGCAACCTGTTTAAGAGTGTCTATCCAATTATAACCAACACCATCTGAAAATTGTTCTTTTTGTCTCCATAAAACTTCATCAGGTAAATATGGGTCATCCTTAACATTAAAGGCTTCGCGTATGGCCATCTTTTCAATACGACCATCTGACATTTTTTCTTTAGGATCTAAATTCATAGCATATTCAATAAATTCTCTATCAAGAAAAGGAACTCGTGTTTCAACACCCCAGGCCATCATAGATTTATTTGCTCTATTGTTATCAAATTTATGTAAATCACGGACTTTTCTAACCGATTCTTTATGTAATTCTTCCTTATTAGGTGCTTTATGAAAATATAAATAACCACAAAATATTTCATCTGCTCCCTCACCACTTAAAACCATTTTTACACCGGTTGCTTTAATTTTTCTAGCCATTAAATACATTGGAGTCGATGCTCTTATTGTAGTTACATCGAATGTTTCTAAATGATAAATAACATCAGATATAGCATCTAGTCCTTCTTGGATTGTATAAATAAAAGAATAATGTCGTGTTCCAATAAATTGTGCTACCTTTTCAGCCGCTTCAATATCGGGGGAACCTTCTAATCCAATACAATATGATCGCATAACATCTAAATTTCCTAATTTTTTATATTCACGAGATGCGATTGATGCTACGATTGATGAATCTAATCCACCTGATAAAAGTACACCATAAGGAACTTCCGACATAAGATGTCTTTTTACACTATTAGTAAATTGTTCTCTAAATTCCGCAACATCATATTTATTATTAGGAATATATTCAATATCATTAAACCAACGTTCATTATAAAATTGTTTCATAACACCATCATTTGAAATATTTACAGATTTACCAACATAATAAAAACCTGGTGGAAAAATTTCATAATTATCACAATTTTCTTGAATTGCCTTCATTTCTGAAGAAAACCAGATTGAACCATCTTTACCCCATCCCATATATAATGGGATAATTCCGATTGGATCACGAGCAATTATATAAATATCATTTATTTTATCATATATAGCAAATGCGTACATACCATTTATTTTACATTTAGTAATAAAATCTGGACCATATTCTTTGTATAAATGAATTAATATTTCACAATCAGAATCAGTAGTAAATTGATCAGCATATTGTGGAGATTTTTTTATAAGTTCTTCTTTTAATTCCATGTAATTATATATTTCAGCATTAATTGTCATATACGTATCTTTCATTTTATTTGTTATGGGTTGAGCTCCACTAATCAATCCAACTATAGCTAATCGTTCGTGTGCCAATATACAATTTTTATAACAATATATTCCATTCCAATCCGGGCCACGATGTCTAATTAATTTAGAAAGTTGTAATGTTTTTTTTCTCCAATTTTCTGCATCATTTGATAAACCAAATATAGCTAAAATTCCGCACATCTTATATAATTATATTAATTTATATTTCTTAATCATTTTTAATTATATATTTTATATTAAGAAATATAATGAATAATAATATAGTAATGTTTGGTCAAGTTTCCAATATATACAAACTATATAATTATATATTAATTCCTCAACAACAACCAATCGAAATACTTGATCCGCTAACTACAATATTTCGTTTTTGTTTGTTAAATTATAAAAAAAACGGGACAAAGATTGGTATTTATTCAAATCGTATTTCTGTACAAGAAGCTTCTTTTTATCAGGGTGTAGTGCGATGGACAAATGGAGATGAAAGAAATGATCTTCACAAACTAGAAATCCCTATAAAAAAAAGTTTATCCTGGTATATTCCCAAATTAGATAATAATTTAAAATTCATTTTTGAATTAGCAACTAAGGGAATGGAAAAATTACAAAATTCATATGAAGCAGGAACTGCTCGTGTATCATTAGAACATTATGTAAGTTTAATCAATACATGTCTAATGCAGGGAAAATTAGCATCAAATATTGATGAAGAAACAGATGAAGAAGATAATATAATGTATATTAAATTAAAAAATTTATGGTCTGAACGGCAAATTTTGATATTATATGATTTATTAAAACAGATTACTGTCGAGAAAAGTAGAACACAGAAAAAATGTTACATTAACGCAGCGGAAAAAATTTTAGATGGTAAAGATTATCAAGTATCTGAATTAATAAAAAAGATTACTACTGGTTATTAAATAATAATAATAAAATATACTATGTTAATTGTAATTTTACAAAAAACATAATTTATATTTAAAAATATTTTTTTAGAAATTTATAATTTAAAAAGCATTCATATTTTTATAAGTAGTTTTGTTATCATCTACAACTCCTGGTAATCCTGGTGATTGTTTTCCAGAACAAGTTTCAGAAGCAAATTTTGGATTTTCACAAGCACAACATTTATTTTCTTTAATTGCTAAATCTCTTAAAGAAGTAATTATTTTTTCACCATTTCTTTGCATATATTGTCTGAATTCAGCATTACTTTTAATATCAGTATACAGAGCTTTAGATGGTCTATAATCAGTAAAGTGACGTTTTCCAACATCATTTGGACAGCCTTTATGAGTATTATTCATTATATTTATTATATAGTAATATATGAGAAAATAATTATTTTTATCATTTTATTAAAATAATTAATGATACATATTATTATACAATTATATTGTTTTATATTATAGTTTCTTTGTAAACAAACCATGAACTATAAACGTAAATATATTATGTTAAAAGAAGCAGGGTTAATTGATGAAACTGATATTTTATTATTATATAGTTGCGACAGAACTATCATTCAACAAATTAAAAATAAGCGACGGCGTCTGAATGATTTATTTGAATCATCAAATCAAAAAATAACATTAATTCAAAATAATGTCAGAAATTTTCTGATCAGACAAAAATTCAAAGATTTTAGTGCACAATACAAAAATATGTATATTAATTATCAAAATAATTATACATTATTAGGTGATGAAATCAAAAATGTCCCTAAATTTTATTTTTATAAATATTGTGAATCCGATTCACAATATTATGCGTTTGATATCAGATCTTTGAATGAAATATTAAAAATCGGTAATAAAAATCCATATACATTAAATGATTTCCCAAATTCAATTGTATTACAAATAAAGCGAATAATAAAAAAACTTATAGATAATAAATTTGATGTAATTGTACCTAGTATAATTCCAAAAGAATCAATAGTAACATCAACTTTAGCAAGTACATACAATAAAATGAAATTTTTAAATATTTATCCAGATATTGATAAATTATTAAAATTTAATATTACATTTTTGTTTTATTATCTTCAGGATATGATGACAAGCCCTTTACTTGATAAATTTATTGATAAAACTATATATCATAAAGTTATTGATATTTATAATATTTATTCTAGAACTAGATTAAGTAAGTCAACAGAAAAAAAATATCAAGATCAAATACTTTTATATATTCTAAAAATAATTAATAATATTTTAGATATTACAGATGACTATCAACATATAAGGGCTTTAGCAATAAATGAAATTATTCATAATAATTATGAAATATTTGGCGATAATTCTTCGTCAAATAATAATACTATAACAACGTTACAACAAAATTCAAATAATATATTAAATTTAGATGATGAAATGGAGAATGTAGATTAAAATCCAGACATTTCCTGTTTCGTAAATTCAATAAAACACCCATGAAAACGAATTGTTGAAGTAGCATTAGCAACAATTACAATTTCCATTTGAAATGTAGCATGAGAATCTGCTACAGTAGTATCAATCATCTCAATATATCTATGATGATCACCAATAATTGTTCCTGAAGATAAATTTCCACCCGTAATAGCAATATTTACAAGTGAAATTCCACTAGAAGTCGAAGTTCTATCAAATACTTTTCTTTGAACTGAACAGGAAATTGAAGTAATTGCGGCATCTAAAATTTCATATGAAACATATATACGATTCATATAATATCCAGCCGAGATTGCTCCACGTACTATTGTAGATACATCACTACTAATGTAACTTGTATCTGCTCCTTGTTGTTTTTCTAAAAAATACATATTTCCATTTGATGTAACTCCCCGAACAATATCCCATGTTGCATTTACAATGTCATAATCTCTATATGACATCCATACTCTATAATCGCTTGGTGGATCTTCATAAGTATCTGTCAATCCATTAAATCTTTGGAAACGTAATCGTAAATATGTTTCACTTTGTTGATCTGTATCAATCATGGCTCTCCAGGTATCTTCTGCCTGAACACCACCAAGATATGTTTTTGTACCTAAAATTGTTCCCGCGGAAGAATTTGAGAAACCACCAAAACCATAGTCCATTGGTCGTCCTCTAACACAATATACAGATGGACAGTATATTGTAGTTGCGTGTAATTCATCTATAATACAATATTTACCTGTAAAATTTTCACCTCTATAGTAATGAAGAACTGTTTGAATATCATCATCACCACATAAATCTGTATTTAAAGATTCGTCCTCCAAAACATTCAAATTTGGAGTATATATAGTAGTACATATAACAATATCAAGAACAGCATTACCACCATCTGAGATTGGTACATTCGGATTTGCCGCTAATGCCGCTGGATCAGAATAAGTTTTAACATCAATACAGTAAATTCTTTTCGCATATAATATATCAACAATTGCTAAAGGAGCTTGTGAAACCAGGTTATTTTTCGTTGCAATATCTTCATTAAAAATTGTTCCTTGAAAACAAGCATCACCTTGGACGTCAATTTTTTTCCTAACAACTAAACCACCATCAATTTCAAAAGCTGCTGATCGAACACCTGTATTTTCATCAATTGTAACATCTGTTGTATTTGTATAGATTGTTTGACCAGTAATATTCATACCCCCCAAAGTTTTTATTGAAGAAGCATTTGTACTTACTATATTTAATGCTACACCATCATCATCACCAGTTAATGTTATTTTTTTTGTAGTAAACTGACTGTCACTTCTGATTAGAGATGATGATTCATTTGGTCCTACAAGAAGCTGTGGAACTGAAACAGTAGACATTCTCTTTATTACAAGCATTGATATATTAATATTATTATTTATACGGATACAAACATTTACATATCAACAACTTTTTTAATATTTTTATAATCGTATTCATCACTATATAAATCGAAACCACATATTTGACACGTATAACTATGCTGTGCCCGTTCCCATCCTGGTTGAATATAATGTGTAATACTATTATGAGAACATTTTTGTTTAATTTCTTTTTTTAATGTTTCCATTTCATTTTTAGTATATTCAAGGTCGTGTTCTAGATGTTTCTTTTTTTTATATAATTGTTTGTAAATTGAGTGTAAATCTTTAATTTTATTATACTCTTCGTTAGTAGTCATTATATAGTTATCAATGAAAAAAAGTATCAAAATCAATTTTAATTTTAAATATTTTTTTAATAAGAAATAGTTAAGAATATTCTTATAATTTGAATATAATAGTATAATAATATTTAACAAATGGATTTTACATTTAAAGAAAGTGAGATTGAGAAATTTGCTAGTAAAGTAAAATATATTCCCGAATGGTTTAAACAATTTTTTAACAGAATTCATAAAAAAGATAAAACATCTGAATATTATAAAGGGTGTTTTGCTACACTTCGCTTTATTTTAAAATTTAGAAAATCATCAGATAAAGACAAAGTTATATTTTATTCATTACCTTGTATATCACAAATTATTGTAGATAAATTAGAAGATGAAAAAGAATATATTAATGACGAAGTTTTTGAAAAATTATTCAAAGATTTAATATTAAATATAAATCATGTTTATAAAGGTGATGAAAAAAAAATACAAGATATTGATATTAATGAAATTTTTAATAAAATGGAAATAGATAATTTCTTAAAAAAGAATGAAGAAAAAGAAAAAAAAGAAAAAGAAGAAAAAGAAAAAAAAGAAAAAGAAGAAAAAGAAAAAGAAGAGGAAAAAGGAAAAGGAAAAGGGAAAGGAAAAGGAAAAGGGAAAGGAAAAGGGAAAGGGAGAAAAAAAAAAGGAAAAAAAATCAAATCACAAACACCATCAAATGAAACAATTTCAGAATCAGTTCCTAAAGATAGTCAATTGATAAATGAAAATGAAGAAAATATTGATTTACCTTTAGTTGAAAAAGAATCAATTGAAACCATTGAAATAATAAATGATAATATTGAATGATTTTTTTAATAAAAATTATGTATATATTTCACATAATTGAGATAAAAGAATACATATACGATTATATATAAAAAATCAAAAAATGGTGAATTTTAAAATAAATAATTCTGTTGATAATTCTCTTTTTAATAAATTATCTACAAAATTTTTGATTGATTTACATAATAAATTTAACAATAGATTAGAAAATCTTTTGAAAGAAAGAATTATTTTACAGAAAAATTTAGATGATGGTTATATGCCTAATTTTTTAGAGGAAACAAAACATATTAGAGATAATGATGAATGGAAGGTTGGTGAAATTCCTATTCCTCTTCGTAAAAGAACTGTAGAAATTACTGGACCAGTTGACAGAAAAATGATAATAAATGCTTTAAATTCTGGTGCAAATTGTTTTATGGCTGATTTTGAAGATTCCTCAAGTCCTACATGGGAAAATATGATAAATGGACAAATTAATTTACGAGATGCTATAACAAGAGAAATAGAATTTTATGATAGTCGTAAAAACAAACATTATAAATTAAATGATGAGATATCTACTCTTTTGGTAAGACCACGAGGATTTCACTTAATTGAAAAAAATATTACAATTGATGGTAAACATATTAGAGCTAGTTTATTTGATTTTGGTTTATATTTTATAACAAATTATAAACAATTATTAAGAAATGGTGCTGGTCCTTATTTTTATTTACCAAAATTAGAAAATCATAAAGAATCTCAATTATGGAACGATATATTTTTATATTCAGAAAATTATGTTAATTTGAATATTGGTTCAATTAAAGCAACAATTTTAATTGAACATATTTTAGCGGCATTTCAAATGGAAGAAATATTATATTCTCTTAAAGATTATATTGTTGGTTTAAATTGTGGTAGATGGGATTATATATTTAGTTTTATTAAAAAATTTAGATATAATTCTAATTTTATTTTACCAAATCGAAGTCAAATAACAATGAATGTTCACTTCATGAAATCATACGTAAAATTATTGACTTATACCTGTCATAAAAGAGGAGCATATGCTATGGGGGGAATGGCTGCGGAAGTTCCTAGTAGAGATATAGATTTACATAAAAAAAATTTAAAAAAGGTATATGAGGATAAATTATTAGAAGCTGAATCTGGGATGGATGGTACTTGGATTGCTCACCCAGGATTATTACAAGTTGCTTTAGATGCTTTTAATCATTGTAAAGACTATAAAAATGATGATAAATGTAATATAAATGATAAAGATTTATTACAAATTCCCAAAGGTACAATTACACATGATGGTGTTAGAGAAAATGTTCTAACTTGTCTTAAATATTTGGATTCATGGATATCAGGAATTGGTTGTGTAGCAATGAATAATAAAATGGAAGATGCGGCAACAGCTGAAATTAGTAGAATGCAATTATGGCAATGGATTTATCATAAAATTTCGGTAAATGGAAAACTAATTGATAAAGATTATATAAACAGAATAATATTATCAGATACTACAAAATATAAACATGATACTGAGATAAAAAGTTTATTAAATAAAATGATTTTTTCAAAAGAACCAATCGAGTTTATGACAATACCATCTTATGATTTAATTTCATAATCTTAATTAAGTATTTTGATAACATTAAATTTTATAATAAATAGTATAGACAATGGAAAAAGAGAAAAAAAGAAGAATGGTTTTCGGACCAATGGGTGGAATTTGCGAAGCATTAGTAATGCAACCATTTGATACTATAAAAGTCCGTAGACAATCAAATCAATATATAGGTTTATCTAAAACTATAAGGCAATATGGGATATCAAATCTATATAAAGGATTAACTCCCTTTATGGGTCAAATGTCTGTAAAATATGCATTAAGATTTGGAACATTCGAACTTCTTCGTGGAAAAAGTGATGTTTTTTATAAAAATTTTGCCGCTGGTATGACAGCAGGTTGTGTTGAAAGTTTATTTATTACACCATTTGAATTAATAAAAACAAATTTACAAACTCGCGATTCTATTGCTGATCCAATTTCTGCAATAAAACGAGTAAAATACGAAAAAGGTATAAAAGGAATGTATAGAGGATTTGCATCAACTTGTTTAAGACAATCTATAAATCAAGGTTCTAATTTTACTATTTATTTAAAATTAAGAGAAAAGATTATAAAACCAGGAGAAAAACCAAATATTCCAATGGTAATGGGAGCTGCTTTAATTAGTGGTTCGGTCGGCCCCTTAATAAATAATCCATTTGATGTTGTCAAAACCAGATATATGAATCCTGGATTTGACAATCAATATAGTGGAATTTATGATTGTTGTAAAAAAATTATTAGAACAGAAGGAATTGGTTCTTTATATAAGGGATTAGGTTTAAGATTATTCAGAGTATCTTGTGGACAAGCTATTACATTTAGTGTAATAGAACAATTATCTCATTATGCTGATCAATATAAATTTTTAATATAAATATATTTATTTATATAAATAAATATATAATGAATGTTGAAAAAATTAATTTAAATCTTGTAAAATTTACAAAAAGTTATGGTTCAAATATAAATTTATTTTTAAATGGTAAAAAAATTGTTATTAAAACACCAATTATAAGAACTATTAATGGAATTGAATCAGATAGGAAAAATAAGTTTTATATGCGTTTAGATATGAGCAATCACCCGGTTTTAGTATCATTTTTGCGTCAAATTGATAGTATTAATAGAAGTGATGATATACTAGAATTACTTGGGAATGGCGACAAAAAGTATATTAATTGTTTTTACTATAATAATAACTCATGGAAAGTAAAACTTCCTTCTAAATATGGTCGTTATAATTTTGATGTAATTGATAATGAAGGTAATTTAATTCCTACTTCTTCTATTTCAGAAACAGATAAATTAGAATGTGATATTGAATTATCCAATGTATGGAATTTTAACAATTCTTATGGTTGTATTTGGAATGTTAAAAAAATAAAAATTTGTTAAACATAAACTTAATATCTTTAAATTAATTACTTAATTCTAATTGAGTAATTAACTTAAATAAATCGATAATACATAAAAATTTAAAGTTGTCCAAGATTTTTCATTTCTTCGTCATCCATATCTCCAATTCCAGCGAAATCTTCATCATCGTCGTCAAAAAGTTCTTCATCATCATCAAATTCTTCAATTTCTTCATCCATTTCATCCATATCTGGCATATCATCTTCTTCAAATTGTTCTGCTGATTTGTTATAAAAAAATCTGTAATAAACAAATCCTGCTGCTGCTACTAAGACAGCAACCATAAGGATAACTTTCCAACAAGAACCACCTGCTAATTTTTTAAAAGTTGAGGTAATTGTGCTAATAATATTATTAATCATTGTATTTATATATATATCTTATTTAAGATTTTATTTTTCATATAAAAACAATTTATTAGATATTAAATTAATTTATCTATAGTTTAATCTCTATAATCTTTGTAATCCCATGTATTTAAATTATTATCTACATCAATTATTACAATATTAATTTTTTTGGAAATTGGATATACATGAATTTTAGTTTTTAATTTCTTTTCCATATACTCTAAATCAAAATTGAATGGAAGTTTTAAAGAAATAAAAGTTGTATATTTAATCATTTTTTTTATCATTTCATATAATCCTATTCGCTTTTGTACAGGTTTAAGATTATCAGTTTTATAATCCCAATCATATTCTTCTAAATATAAATTTTTAATTTTTTCTTTTTTTCCATAATCTATTCCACCCCAGGGAAAATCTCCATGAACTAAATGAACTTTTTCAACCCCTATATATTTTATATACTTTTTAAAATTATTAATAATTGTTATTGAATCAATACATCTGATATTAACATTTTGTATATTTAATACATTTGTTATATTTTCCTTTGCCATTTGACATCTTACTGGATTAATTTCAAAAGAATGAACTGTTTTAAAAAATTTAGAAAATATAATTGAATCACCACCTATACCAAGTGTTAAATCTATAACAATACCATTTTTTAAAGTATTGCGAAATTTCTTTGAACCAAATGTATATAAATATTTCAAATATTTTTCAAGAATTTTGCCATCACCACGCCTTGTTAAACTATATAAACCTTGTTTATCAGTTCTTATATATTGTTGTTGATATTTTGTTCCAGGAAAATTATCTGTTATAGATTCCTTCGGGATTATATATGAATTATCATAATTATCAAGTGTTATTTTCTTGTTTCGTTTGTTATATACACCAACACGATGATAATTATCGTCGCCATATTTCATTAATACGATATTCGTTTCCTTAATAACCCATAAATCTCTATTATTATATAATACCTTAAATAAATCACTTTTCTTATAATCATCGCCATCATCGGTTTCCCAAAATACAAAATTATCATATAATTTACTTCTATTATCACATATACCATCAATTTTAACTGTTTGGTTTTCATTTGAATTATATAACCAACAATCTAAAGATTGTTCTTGTAATAATTTAACAATTTTATCTTCTTTTTCTCTTTTTAAATTAGCAGTATTCTTTATTCTAATATCAATAGAACTTTTTGGATCAAGTTCCCCTTTTTTATTTATAGTCATAGATGAATACTTAAATACATTTACTAACCATTTATTAACTGAAGTTGGAACTTTTTTAGTAAAATCTTTAAAAGAACTTTTATCAATATGAGCATGAGAACAAATTCTTACAGCCCTTCCTATTACCTGACGATCTACTACATTATTCCACCAAGGTTCTAAAATATGAACTTGACGAACACCAACTAAATTAATACCCTCTTTTCCAGCTTCAGTCATTAGAAATACCTTTATAATATCTCCGTTCCGATTCTCATAACTATTATAAATAGATCTTAATTCATCCTTTCTTGTTTCTGGTGTCCATGTCATATATGAACCATTTATAGATTTATCTTTTGCAATACACTTATTTTTACGACATTTATCATAATTAACAAAACCATTTTGCTCCAAAGCAAGAGATAAAATACCAATGCCATAACCACCTTTAAATTTTGAATAAACTAATACAGGTCCATTTGATTGGATGATTTTTCTTACAATTACATACATTTTTTGCGAATATTCTTTTAATTTATTATCAATATGTAAAAACTTATCATCTGTATCTAATAATCTCATGGCTTCGTTACGTTGCTCTGAACGAGGAATACCTTCAAAAGTATATTTTCTTCTCCTAATTGCCATAACATGGGGGAAAATTTTTTTTAAATTAATTTTTTTTCCATTTTTTAATAAATTCATTTTCTTCTGCTCATTTATACTAAATATCCAGGCTGGATAACAAAAATTTGATGCTTGCTGACTCAATACATGAGAACTAAATATTTCATCAGTATCTTCCGATATATCCTTGGTTATTAAACTCTCTTGTTTCCAAGAATTCATATATATATTCCTAAATCTACCTTTCATTAAAAGAGTATACTCTCTGTAAATCTTATCAGCAAAAACTTCTTTATTTATACCAGAATAATATGATACCAAACCATTTATTCTAGATTTAAATAATCGTTCATTTTTAATATGCCATTCATTTTTAATATTTTTAAAAAATCTTCCTTCAAAAAATTCTTCATCTTCCTTAAATTTTAAAGATTTGTTTTTATATGAAACTTTTCCTCTTACCATATTCAATAAAAATATTAATTCAAAAGGCTTATTGATAATTGGAGTTCCCGTTAATAAAAAAATTTTTGAATTTTCTGCTTGCAAAAATTGATGATAAATTAAATTTACTTTTGAATTTTTCTTCTTTTTATCATCTTCATAATTACTTGCAAAATTATTACTTAAATTATGAACCTCATCTATAATTACGATTGAATCATCAAATGGATTCACTCTACTTGAATCATCTTCATTATAATTATTATTATATTTATTTCTAAAAAAATCTTTTTTACGAGTTGGTAAAGACTTTAAATCACTTCGCCATCCACCTTTCGCACCATCAGCATTATAATGAATTATATATACATCATGCTTTTTGCAAATTTGTTTATATAAACGAATTTGTTCCTTATCTGATTTATTTTTATTAATTTTACGTGATTGATTTAAATCATCTCGTAATTCTATATTAAAATTAAAATCAGATGATAATTCCTTAATCCAAGGATCTAAATTTAAATTTGCTGGTATCATAATAATAATTTTTCTTTTAAAAACTTGCTCTTTTATAACATATGAACGTGTAATATTTGAAAGAATTATACCAGTTCTCGTCTTACCAGAACCTAAACCATGATATATCAATAATCCTTTACTATATGGCTGTTTAGTAATATTATGAATTTCCATGTATTGACTTAAAAATTGTTGGTGTATCATCATTTCAGTCCCAGTTTTTTTAGCATATTTTTTATCACAATTACAAAATAATGTGGTACGAATAGTCTTACATTTAGGTTCCGTTTTAGTATACCATAAACATTTACTTTCCTCACTTCCACATTCTTTTTTATTTAATGTATTACAATATCCTTCACACGAAGGACATATACACATATTTGTACTTTCATTTTCAATTGCGAATTTATCCTCTAATAATTTACTAAAACGAGTTTTTATATAATCATTAAAATTACCATACCGAGATGTTACTAAAAAAGGTTTCAAATTTGACATCACTAATTATATATTATAGACAAATATAATCTTATTAAATTATAAAATTAATTTAATCCAAAATATCAAATCTCTTATTTTTTAATTCTTCTGTATTTTCATTTTTTGTACCTTCATATTCTTTTTTTGAATCTTTATATTTTCGATTATCTTTTCTTCGTTTATATTCTATGTTAGAAGAAGAATTATAATTTTTTGTATATGTATTTGTTGACTTATATTCACTATCATCATATTCATTAGAATATGTATCTCTATCTCTATTTCTATTTCTATTTGTATTCCTTTTATTATAATATGTTTTCTTTTGAGATCTATTATACTTTTTACCATGATTCATCGAATCCTTTTGTTGATTAGAATAATATTCTTTATTATTTCCTGATATAGATTCAGAATAACCTTTATTTGTATTTCTATTATTAGAATAACCTTTATTTGTATTTCTATTTCTATTTCTATTTCTATTGTTAGAATAACCTTTATTTGTATTTCTATTTCTAGTATCAGAATTATTTCTATTATTATATTTATTTTGTTTATTATATTCTTTAGGAATAGTTGATGTCGATTTCCAATTTCTATTATTAGAATATTTATCGCTTTTATTTGAAGAAAGCGACAAAGGCAATGTTATACCAAATTTAGCCACATATTTTGGCTTTGAATTTAATTTTTTTAAAATATCTTGTAAATCTAAAAACATAAAACGAATACGAGGTGAAAAATTTATTTCATCTTTAATAAAAGATTCAATTTGATACTCAAGATCATATAAATCTTTTAAAATTTCTGATGAATTATGAACAGTTTGCAATAATTTGCACAAACATTCACATAAATTTTCAAGGAGTTCTTTTTGTTCTTGCTCCATTTTATCAATCTTTTGATAAAATTTAATCTTTTTTACTAAAAGATTAATATATGTCGATATATCTTTATCACTTGCTAGTTTTTGTTTGTGTAAATTACCCATAAAGTGAAATATACCAATTAATTTTTTTTTATTTTTCATATATTTACAAAATTCTTCGTAATCATGAGTATTTATTTTCTCATAATCATCTTCCTGTAAACATTCTATATACATTTCGTTACACTTCCTCATTAAACTTTCTTTTATAGAAGTAGATAAAACTTCTTCTTCTACATTATTACAAAATTTGGCACAAATTTGTGCATACAAATTACAGAAACCAGTTTGAACAATTGCCTTATCAAATACTTTATCAATCATATTATTAATAATATTATCATTTTTCAATATAGAATTTATTTTCTCATAAATCTTTTCAAAGTTATTTTCTGTAATCTTGTTTAATAAACTATTGATTCTTTTTACAATATCATCATCTGACATTTCTACATTTCTAAAAAGAAAACTTGTAGTTTGTTTAGATGGTTTATATGTAACATAATCCCGTATTTCTCTAGAATTAATTAATTCATAAATTTCAGGATTTAATGCTTCATATTCTTTATTTTCAAATGAATAAAGATATTCAAGGGAATAAGTGATAACAATTTCCATTTTAATTTATATAAGATATATAATTTTATTTAATTTTAATTTAAATTGTTTAAATTTTTAATTTATTTTAATTTAATAATACTTTGAAAAATCAATTTTTTATTTTTTAAATTAAATTTAAAAATGAAAATAATTTAAAAAATTATTTGAAAATATCATTATAATGGAACCATATCAAAATATTATTAAAATTAATGATAGAGTTACCAATTATGGTAAAATCATTGTATCTATTCTTAATAAATATACACAAAAAGATTTATCAAGAATGGATATTTTAGATATCGGTTGTGGTAATGGATTTTTTGAATTTGCTCTTAGTCCATATGTACACCAGATATACGGAATTGATCCAAGTTTACCTATGCTTACTAGTGCAAGACAAAATAATAAACATTATAAATTTAAAAATATTCGTTTTTATAACGGCAATGCGGAAAATATACCATTTACAAAAAAATTTGATATGATATTATTCAGTTATTCATTACATTATACAAAAAATATTCTAAAAAGTTTGAATAATATTTTGAAAAATATTAATGAAAATGGACTAATATTTATTCTAGAACCAACAAAAACATTTGTTTCTAAAAAATACAATAAAACTTCACCAGATTATGATAAAAAAATATATAATCAAAAACAAAAAAAATTACAACATACACGCAATCAAATTAAATTATTTTCATCATCTCATACAATCTTATATCAAGAATATAATAATAAAAAATATGGAATATTATTACAAATATACTAATTTTCACTTGGTAAATCCTCTCTAAATCCTTCAGATACACGATTACCACTAAATAATCCTACAACTCCACAAGTTGCAGCACCAACGCCGATTGCTATTTTTGTTCCAATTATCGCAAAACCAACTGGACCACCAACTAAAGCCCCACATACTCCACCAACAAACGCTAATTTATACCCAAACATATTTACTTGATGATTTTGGGCATACCTTAATTCAACTACAGCCTGTTCTGTATTAATATTACTATTATCAACATTTTCTAAAATATTATCTATAAGTGGTTCTTGTTCAGATGTTATATGTTGTAAATCTATAAACATTTCTTTTAATATTGTCATGTCTGAATTTAATCTTCGCAATTCCTCTAATCGCTTTCTTTTCTTTTCCTTATTGATTTGAATTTGATTTAATAAAATTTGGGAAGAATTTATATTACTATTCTTTGTTAAATTATTTCCATTATCATTATTTCCTTCATCTGTTTTTAACAATTTATTGTTAAATGTAGGAATATCCTCTTGAATTTTTTCAACTATTTTTTCAAAAATTTTAATTTTAGCTAAAGCATTTTTTAACTCATTTTCAGTAGAGCGTTTTATTAAATAATTTATTTTTGATATTTTGTTTAATATATCTCTTTCACACAAACCTAAAGAACCTTTCATTCTTGTCGAATGACTACGTTTAGTTATAAATGTAATATATTGATTTAAATATATTAATCGTAGTAATTCTAAATGATCAAGATAATAATCCAATTTATCACTTAAATTACCATCTAAGTTATAAAAATCAGAATTTATTAATTGTGTTTTCATCATATATTACTAAATATACTAATATAATAAGAAATTTTAATTTTATGAAGAATTTAAAAAATTAATTATTAAAATTGAAATTATTACGATGTAATATAACTCATTATTACTATAATGATTGCTAAAAACGTGTCTAAAATTCTTTGTAAAGATACAGAAGAAATTGTTATGTCCTATCATTGTTTTAATGATATTGATAAAGATATTCTGTATTCTAATATTTATGATAATTTATATGATTTTTTAATGAAAAATGATATGAGTTCTTTTTTTAATAAATCAATTACACTTGAAACACTAAACAATTGTCTCATAGGAAAATCTAGAAAAAAATTTGAAAAAATTAGATATATTTGTAAACCAAATATATTTAATTTTGTTCATTATTCTAATAGTATGATTAAATCGTGGTTTGATAGTTTTCATGATGCTATATGGATAAAACACGCAACAGAAGAATTTGCTGAATTATATTTTGATGATATAATTATAGAAAATTATTTTATAGATATTATGAAAATAAAATTTCATAGACAATCTTAAATCAAATTATTAATTTTTTTCAGTCCAATTTTATAAACATTTATAAATCTTACCTACCGCCTTGACTAAACCTTCACGAAAAATAATCTTACTTTTTACCTCTAAAAAACAACCACCCTTTTGTAATTCTAATTTTACATAAGCCCTTTCACCACCGCGAAGACATTCTATTTCCTCATTTTTTTTATTATGCATTTCTAAAATACAAGCAGTACATTTTACATTTCTACAATAAAATGTTCCCTCAAAACCTTTACGAATAGATGTTCTATTAGTTTTTAATATGTAAATATCCGCAATAAATATTTTAGTTATCGGTTGTTCTTTACTTGTTATAATAAATCCTTTGGTTATATCATTCCGTTTTACTATATTTTTTATTCCTCGTATTGCTATACAACCAGTATCACCAGATTTTAATTCTAAAACAGATTGCCTTACATTATTATGAAGTGTTTTAGCAACAATCTTTCTAAATGAATTATTATGATTATATGGACCAAGAAATAAAATTTGACCCTTTTTAATACACCCTTGTGTAACCGTCCCACTTAAAACTAATCCTACACCAGGAACATGATAAGTACAATCTATATACATAATAGACTCATCTTCTTGTACAAATTGTTTCCAAATTGATGATGGCTGTAATTCATTTATAAAATTTCTTAAAAAATTTAAACCCTTACCAGTTTTATTTGAAATATTAAATATTGGGATTTTCTTATTTTTTTTATTATTGGTAAAACTTAAAGCATTTTCTAATTTTTTTTCACTATCTACCAAATAACCTTTTAAACCTGTCTTTTTTAATAATTTTATATAATTATTAAATACTTGATTATAAATTGACTCTGTACATAAATCCACTTTCGTTAAAACTGTAAATATAGGAACCTTTAATGATAAAGATAAAATTAAATGTTGTTGAGTTATATCTGTAATTCCACGATTCATTCCAATTATTAACATGCTGTAATCAGAAAATGAATTAGAAAGACCCAATACAGTTGATTTTAAATACTTTTCATGACCACATAAATCTATAAAAGTTATAGCATTGTTATTTATAATTTTATGATTTATAGATATACTAGAACTCCTCCCAGATTCCTTTTCATGTTTATGCTTTAATATTGTCTCCCTTGCCTTACCATTACCATCATCTAGTTTATCTGATATTAAAACACCAACAGTTGTAGATTTCCCAGAATCTACATGCCCAACAACAGCTATCTTAACTTCCTGTTTAACAATTAACATTTAGTTAATATATAATAAAAATTAGTAAAATATATTTAATTAGATAATTGACTAATTTTTATAATCTAGTTTATCAAATAGTTTTGAAAACTTAATACAGTAAATTTACATTTGGTTATAACACTTTTCTATGTTTTCTTTTTTTTTTGTGTCTTTTTTTTTCTACCTTCTTTATTTTTTTTTTCTATAGATAATAATTCTTCTATTTCTTTGTTTATTTTTTTTAAATCATCTTCAAATTTAAGCAACTTATCCTCTAATTTATTAATTTCTGTAACCGATTCTTGAATATTCATAAAGTATATATAATATATATATTATAAAAATTTTTTTTAAACTAAATCTATATTTTCATCGTGATCAATTATAATATTAGATTCACTTGGAGCATAAGTTGATTTTATTTGTGATATTAAATCAATATTGTCTATTAATTGTTCTTGTAATTTTTGAACTAAAGTTCTTTCTATTTCTGTTAATTGATTTAAATTACATATATCTACACAATAATTTGTAACTAATAATTTCAAATTACCCGTTGAACTTTTTTCCAATGTTTTTAAATATCCATTTCTTATCTTAATTAAACCACGATTCTCAAATTCATCCCAAGTACGAGCAAAATTTGTACTAATTATTGTTATCGGTAATGCTATCATAATAATACCCAAAATCATTGTTAAACCAGCAAATAATTTTCCTAAATCAGTTATTGGATATACATCCCCATAACCTACTGTTGTTATTGTTACAATTGACCAATAAAATGTATCTGGAATACTTGTATAAGGTTCTGTACCATCATCGCGAACCCCTTTTTCTAATTGATATAAAATTGAAGACGAGAAAATTACAACAATTAAAATTAAAACTATCATTAACTTTAATCCGTAAATACTTTTTGCCATAGTTTCTACTATTAATTGAGTATAAACTTTCAATGATTTACTTGATAATATTTTGACAATTCGAATTAATTTTAATACTTTAAAAAAACTAACAATATTTGATGTTTCACTATTTTTTTGAAATGTAAAAAAAATTGGAATTATTGAAACTATATCAACAAAATGAGCAAAAGTTTTTATATATTTTATTTTATTATCTACAATAATTATTTTTATAATATATTCAATTATGAAAATACAACAACAGCAAAATTCTATAATATTCCAAATTATTAAATCTCTATACGCTTTCAATGTTTCTAAACAAGAAGAAGAAACCGCAATCAAAATTATAATAGTTATAAAAAGAGAAAAACATTTAGATTTTCTAGTTTCTTGCTTAAAAATAAATTGATAAGTATCAAATCTTCTTTTTTGCCACTTACTTAATTCTGTATCATTAGAATATGGCTCAAAACGTTCATTAAACATTCTTAATTAAATTAATTTAATTTATAGATTAATTAAATCTTATAATTTCATTTTTAATTAACTTTTAATTTCATATTTAAATTATAGATTAATTTAAATACGTTACATACATAAATATATAATATCTTTTTATATATATATTAAAAATTAAAATGAGTTTTATTAAAAACAATAAAACAAAATCTTATTTAATTGTTGGAGTAACAATTATGGGATTAGGTGCGATAAAAGGTCTTTATAATGGTTTGAGAAGAACAAATAAACGAGATATTAATGATGGAGGTCCTTGTCTTAATGTCCAGGATGGATTAATTTCTACAATTGGTTCTTCCGGTGTTATAGTCTCTGCTTCAACTTTATTAGGGGCATTTGAAGGAGGTATGGTTGGTTTGATATGGCCATTAAATTTACCCTGGGGTTTATATCAATATGCTAAAAATCAATTAAATACTGAAGAATTATCTGATTATATTCAACCAGACCAAGAATCTGAACAAGAATCTGAACAAGAAAATTCAATACAACATCAAGATCATATTGTAATTGAATCTCTTGGTGATTTGTCTAACGATATTACTCATAATCAAGATTAATATCTTTCATAAATACCATCACTGCCATAATCTTCATATTCATTATAATATTCATCTTCAATTTCTTCCAATATTTCTTCATAATGAAAAGAACAATAAAAATAATCAGCAGTTCCTACCCGTTCTCCAAGTTTCTTATTTCCATATTCATTACAATTTATACTGGCACATATTAAATATTCGAATATTAGAAAAATAATATCATCAGGAACTTTATATTCAACTAAATAACAATATATAATGTTAAACATACTTAATATAAATTTAAATTAATATATCTATTTTAAATTTATTTTAAATTTTGCGTAATATTTAATTACGTCATTTTTTTCTTTTTGGACTGGATTTAATTAATCTATTTACAAAATTGTTGTTTCAACCATAATTCCAGCAACTTTATACATATCACAAGAACTAGCAGGTCGTCTATCTTCAAAATAACCAAAACCTTGATTATGAGTTTCATGACCTACACGAATTGAAGCACCACGATTAGCATATCCCCAACTAAAATCATTAATTGAAGCAGTTTCATGATGACCAGTTAATCTAAGTTCATTTCCATCACCATAAACAGCAATATGCTCTTCATGTTTTTTAGATAATTTCTCAATTGCTTTTTCAATATATACTAAACCACCTTTTTCTCTCATTAACTTTGTACTATAATTTGTATGCATTCCACTACCATTACAATCGCCACTAATTGGTTTTGGAACCCAACTATCAACGACACCAAATTTTTCACATACTCGTCCTAAAATGTATTTACTCATCCAAGCATCATCTGGAGCATTCATACCTTTTCCAAATACTTGATATTCCCATTGACCACAAGCAACTTCGGCATTAATACCAGTAACTGTGATTCCAGCATATAAACATGCCCTGTAATGACATTCAATTACATCCCTACCATATGTATTCCCAGTTCCAACTGAACAATAATATGGACCTTGAACAGGAGTTTGTCCTGATTCTGGAAACCCAATTGGACGATGTGTTTTACCATCCATCATAAAAAATTCCATCTCAAAACCAAACCAGGGCTCACTTTCAGATGCCTTTTCCATAATTTCAGCAGTATTCACCCGAGTATTTGTTGGATGCGGCGTTTTTAAATCAGGTAACCATGTATCACATAATACTAGATAATTTCTACCAGTTGGACGAAAAGGATCTTTATAAAGTTTTCTTGGAATAATATAAACTTCTGAATCTCTACCTAACGCTTGTTCAGTAGATGAACCATCATAATTCCATACAGGAACAACTTCTAATGTAACTTCTTTTGTTTTACATAAATCAATTGTTTTTGATTTACAACGAAGTTCCCCATTACCACCCAACCAAACATATTCTAATTGAACTTTATTTGGTGTCGATAAAGACATCATTTGATTGTAAAAGTTATTATTTGTTGTAGACATATTAACAGATTTATTAGTTGATTTATTAGATAATAGTTAATTCAATTTTATTTTTTTATTTTTATTAATTTTAATAAATAAATTTTTTTTTTATATTAAAATTAACAACAATTTTATCCGTTCTAGCCGTTCTAGCCTACATTATTTTTGATAAATGATATTACTTTATCCATAATATCAAAATTCATAAATTTATTTAGATTTATTGAAAACAAATCACAATATTCTGTCATAGAACAAAATACCGCTAGAACCATCATAATACATATAAAAATACCAATATTCCAACAAATACCTGTTAATAATAACGAAATTAATATAACTATAAGTATATTTCTAAATAATTTATTTTTAAAAATTATTTTATTAAATACTCTATATATGTCTTCTAACATATTACTATTATAATAATGATTTAGAAAATAGTTTGATTTAATTTATGTATTAAATCCTTTTTTCTTTTATATAATTTAGGATTAATGCCAAATAATTTAGAAAATAAATTTAATTCTTTTCTTTTATTAAATTTTCCACTACGATATAAAATTATAGCATTTAAATTATTAATCATAGTCTTTTTATTTCTTATCTTTTCAATATTCTTTAACCCATAATGTTTAGAAATTAAATTTAAATCATTTCTATTATATTTATTAAACATATTTTTCCATAATATTCCGTTTTGTTTACCACCTCTAATTTTATGCATACTTATCCCAACATGTTCAGATTTAGTTCTTGGAATTAAATCTCGAATTTCTTTTGACATTTTTTTTATTTCATCCGCAATTGGTTTTATATCTACTTTCTTTACCTTATTTACCATAAGATTAGTAATCCGACTTGAAACATAATCTTTCATCATATCACTAGTTCCCAATTCTTGATTAATTTTCTTAATTCTTCTTTCAATATCAGAATACAATTTATTTTTTGTATTATTAGTTTTTTGCACAAAATCATAATAAAACTTTAGATAAAGAAGGCTTCGTTCCATTAAAAATTTGTCACCAACAATATGGACATCAGAATATATACGTTCCATGTCCCTCTTTGTAAATTCATTCTCATTTTCAATAAATTGTCTGTATGAAATTAAATACTTATCTATATTTAATACGTTAACTCCAATTTCTATTTCTTCGTCTGTCATTACAATTTTATATTCTTCATTTTTTATCATTTCTTTTATATCTTTAAAAATTTGAATTATTTTTTCTTTATTTTTATCTGTCTGATTTTCAACTTTGTCCTTTATTTCAACCATTTTCTCGTCTAAATCTTTTACTAATTTATTAAAAATAGTTTGAATTTTATCCAAAATTTTCATCTCCATATCTAATTTTTTCTTATTCTTATTTTCCTTTTCTTTTTTTAAAGTAGCCATTTTAATATACTATAATAATAATATATTTATTTTTTTTTTATAATTCTATACTTTGTACTTGATGTTATTATATTATTACGAATAAGAGGATATGTTTTCATCTTTAGAGTATATCCAATATCTTGTAATAATTGTCTAAGTATATTCAAACAAAATCTCTTGTCCTTATTTTTACGAGCCATACTTCTAATACTATAAGTTTTAAATACAGTTTTTAAAGCATCTAACATATTATTAATATAAATAGAAACTTTTTCATTTTGAATATCAGTAAATTTAATATAAGAAGTATCTGAAAACGATGTATATCCAATAAATTTGATTAAATCTAATACTAATTCATGTTTTTTATCTATGATATAATTTTCATATTTGTTTAAAACTTGAGAAGACTCTTTTATTTCATCAATTATGATATTCTTTCCACAATTATTTAATTCAGAATTTAAAATTGTATCACTTTCCTTTTTGTCTTTTTCATTCTTTTCTGATGAATTATGGTTAGACATTATTATAATTATAATATAGATATAAATAATAAATTATACATATTGTCCAAAAATTGTTAAATTTGTTTTAAAAGTTTTAATTATTTTATCTGTCTTTTTAATATTAAATAATAAATCACCAAACAAATTTATATTATAAAAGTCATTATCAGAAGTTGTTTCTATTAAAAGAGTTTCTATAAACTTTTTTTTATCAATACCAACTAATCCATTCCAGGAAATTGACCAACGTTTAAACTTTTTTATAACTTTTTTTTGTTCCTCTATCTTTTCTACACGGATTATTTTTCCTTTTTTATTATATGATTCAATAATATATTTACTAAAAATTATTTCAAAATTTTTTTTTAATACAAGTGAAAAAAACTTTTTATCATGTTGGTCAAAAAAAACGAATTCTAAATCTTTAAATATTAAAAATTCTAATAAAAACTTTTTATTAATATCATCAATTAAACAAATATCTGAATTGAAAATTCTTTTTTTTGTATTAGATAAAGATTTTATTCTTTTTTTTTTTTTTATTAATTTTTTTGTTCCTAATACACGACTATTAATTTTAATATTATTAGCAATATTTGGTAAATTTAACGCATTAGAAACATTTGGTACTAATTTATTAGAATTTTCTTTCTTTTTATTTTTTCTTTTTGTTTGTCTATTTCTTGATATTATTATTCTATAAGATTCTACAGCTTTTCTATATTCAATTGAATTTTTGTTTTTTATATTTGCTAGTTTTTTTCTTAATAATATTTCCTCAAAACTTACAACACCTTCTTTTTCTAAATCTTCTTCTTTTTCTTCATTTAAATTTTCAGAAATATTTGTTTGAGCTATTATTCGAGTTAATTCTTTATCCTTTATTTTTTTTAAAGATATTATTTCTTCTTGTTGCTTTTTTAATTTTTCAGTTTCTTTTTTTAACTTAAGTTGTTGCTCTTTTATCCTTTTATCTATTATTTTCCTTTTTTCTTCTAATTTGCTAAATTCCTTTTTTTTTTGACTTCTTATTTTTTCTAATTCTTTATTAACTTTTTTATCTATTTCACTATTTTGAATATTTTGATTATGTATTTCTTGTTTTAAACGAATAATTTCATTATCCTTATTTTCCAAAATACTAGAATAATTTGTTTGTAAATTTAAAATTTCGTTATTGTATTTTTCCTCTATATTTACAATTTGTTTCACCCTAGATTGTATTTTATTGTTTACTTCTTCTTTATTCTTGCTTACTATTTTTAAATTTTGGAGTATTAATTTATCCGAAGAATCATTAATAACTATATTACTATCAGCATCAGCATTAACATCAGCATCAGCATTAACATCAGGTTTAGGTTTAATATTTTCAGATGAAGATTTCTGATTCATTTTCTTAAAAAAATCATCACGTTCTTTTTTTAACATTTTTTTCCTTTCTAATCTTATCATTTTTTTTTCTTCTCTTTTCCTCTTTAATTGCTCACTTTCTGATATTAAATTTGTATTATCGTCTTTTTCGTCTTTTTCTATAATAATAAATTCGGTTCCAAAATTTTCCTTTTCTATATGTTTTAATGTTAATAAATTATCCGCATTTAATTCACTTTTAGATTGAACATTTAAATTATTTTCTTTTTTTTTAATATCTTGTAATGGAGTTTCTTTTACTATTTCTCGTTTATTTTTGAGTCTATTATTTAGTGATTCCATTTCTTTGTTTATATCAAATAAATTAAAGTCAAAACTCATTTTAAATATACTTTATATAATATTTTTGTAAATAATTTTAATACAATGAAAAATATTTGATATTAGATATTAGATATATTAGATATTTAAAATATAAGAATAATTTTTAATCAATAAATTATTTATAATTTATAATATTTTGTGATATATCATATTTTCTTTAAACTTATTAATTAATATTTAAAGAAATTAATTTATATTAGAAGTAATATATAAATGGAGCAATTTCAAGAATATGTAAGAGAAGATGAAACCCCATTTAGTAATTGTGTTATATCGGATTCAGATGATGATATAACAGATTTAAATGTTCCACAACCATCTCAAGAAACATTAGGAAATAATTGCTTAAATATTGGTTCTAATCAAATAGAAAATTTGAACGATGTTCATGTTAGCAGTTGCAATCTTATTAATTTTTCTAAAATTGATTTCATTAATTGCCTTGCCTTACGTGACTCATATACAAAAGATAATGATGATACAGAAGAATTTCGAAATAATTTATACAATAAAGTATCATTATTAAAAAAGAAATGGTTCTATGAACAAAATTCTAATTTACATAGTTTAAATGTTCTCCAATTAGCTCTTAGAAATTTTGAAATTTTAGATAAAAAATTAACACGAGAATTAATATCAATGGGAAGTAAAAAATGTCAATTTGAAGCAGTTTCTTTATTTTACCAATTAAATGAAAAAAAATTAATGACTGACGAAATTAAAAGAGATATGGATCATATTTTTGAATTAATATATCACTCTGCTCATCTAATTGAAGATTTATTTTGTTACAAAAGAGCTTTATCACCTAATTACGAAACATATGTTTGTGATGAATTAGCAATATATAGATTTACACCTCCCGATTCATCTAAGAATACTCCATTTCAAAATCTTATTTTATATCTTTTAAATACTATTTATAAAAAAAAATACAGAAGATATCCTCCAAATGGAGAAACTGGTTGTGACGGAGATAAATATTGTTATCGAGAAATATATACAAAAAATGGATATTATACATATGCTTGGAAAAGAGACACATCAATTGAAAAATTTGTATATAAATCTTGTCAAAAAGAATTAAATTATGAACAATGGCATAATTTAACTGTAGATAAAACAAATGGTAAAAATGTAATCGCATTTTTATCTAAAACAGATGATCATCAATTTCTAGAATTGAAAAAAAATAGACATGTTTTTTCTTTTAAAAATGGTGTGTATATTGCTAAAAATTATGATGTACGAACTGATATGTATTCTGATAGGTTTTATAAATATGGAACGTATCCTGCATTACCAAGTGATACCGTTGCTAGTAAATATTTTAATTATGATTTTAATATGTTTGAGGAACTTGTTCCAAATGATTGGTATACTATTCCAACGCCACATTTACAATCTATATTAGACTTTCAATTCAAAGATGAAGATGAATATGAAGAAATTTGTAAATGGATGTATATTTTAATTGGGAGAATGATATACCAAGTTGGTGATTTAGATGATTGGCAAGTAATCGGATTTATAAAAGGTCTTGCTGGAACTGGTAAAGGAACCATTTTGACAAAAATAATTAAACAATTTTATGAACCAGATGATGTAGGTATTTTATCAAATGATGGCGAATCTACATTTGGTGTTTCTGGTTTTTATGATAAACTTATTTTTATAGCACCAGAAGTTAAAGGTGATATTAAATTACCACAAGCTCAATTTCAGGGAATGGTTTCTGGAGAAGATATTGTTGTTTCTGTTAAATATAAAACACCTCAAAATTTAGTATGGAAAACTCCTGGAATGCTAGCAGGAAATGAAACTCCAAATTATACAGATAATTCTGGTTCTTTATCTAGACGTTTACTTATTTTTACTTTCATGAATAAAGTACCAAAAAAAAGTGTTGATCCACTATTAGGAAAAAAATTAAAACTAGAAATACCAAATCTTTTGAAAAAAGCAAATCTTGCTTATTTAAATGCAATAAATAAATATGGTAAAAAAAGCGTGTGGGAGGTTGTTCCAAAATATTTTGTCAAAAATCAACAAGAATTAACAAGAAATACAAATGCATTAATGTCATTCTTAGATTCCGGATTAGTAGAATTTGGAAATGATATGTATGTACGAGAAACTTTGTTAAAAAATGCCTTCAATACCTTTTGTAAAGAAAATAATTTTAAAAAATGTAAATATAATAAAGATTTATACTCATTACCTTTTGCTAATGCTGAAGAAAAACATAATATCAAAATTGGAATGATTTCTAAAAGAAAATTAAAATATCCTAGAAATACAAATACTATTTGCCATGGTACATTCATAACTGGGATGGATCTAATACAAGAAGAAGAATCTGTTAATATAGTCATAAATACTTAATAAATTTTAAAAATTGAATTATTCATATTAAATTTAAATATATTATTTAATATGAATAATATTCAACCTATTACGACAAAAAAAGAAATAAAGTCGTGGTATTTATATGATTTCGCAAATTCGGTATTTGCTACACCAGGTTTGGCCATGTTTGTACCAATTCTCTTAGACAGGCTGACTACTCAAAAAGCATGTTCTATTTTAAAGAATAATTCAAATGGAGAAAAGGGCTGTGATGATAATGGTCACTACGAGGAAGAAAAAATATTTGTAAATATAGGTTTTAATATTACACCTGAAAGTTTTGCTTTTGCTATTTTAGGTCTTTCCGTATTATTTCAAGCATTTTTCTTTATCTCATTTGGAACGTATGCTGATTACGGAAAAAACAAGAAAAGACTTCTTACGATAAACACAATTATTGGAAGTGTATTGGCAATGGGTTTCATAGTACTTTTTGAAGAATGGTCGTGGTTCATCGTTGGTTGTTTGACAATAGTTACAAATATATTATTCGGATTAGCAATCGTTTTCTATAATGCTTATTTACCCCTTTTGGTTAGAAATCACGGAGATTATATTAATGCTAATACTGATGACAAAAAAATGGAAGTTGAAGACAATCTTAGTAACAAAATCTCAACATATGGATTCATGTGGGGATATTGTGGCAGTTTAATAGTAACTATCTTAACATTCATTATAATCGTATTCTATCCAAATACAACAAATCGTTATGATGATAGAAATACAAACATATCAATTTGTTTATGTATCTTTTTTACTGGATTATGGTGGTTGGTTTTTGGATTGATATCGATATCCGGATTAGAAGAAAGAGAAGGAAACGAATTTCCAGATGATGAGAACTGGATACTTTTTTCTTGGCGTAGAACTTATCTGACTATCAAACAATTAAAGAATCATAAAAATATCAAATACTTTATGATATCTTATTTTTTATTCTCTGATGCTTATAGTACTATATCCTCTTGCGGTATTTTGTATGCAAAAAAAGAATTAAATGTCACTCAATTGATGCTTACTATTTTATTACTTGAAGTAACACTTTGCTCTGTTATTGGAAATTATTTTTTTCTCGTAATTCAAAGAAAATTCAAAATTTCTACAAAATGTATTATCACATTTCATTTAGTATCTTATCTGTTACTTAGTATCTTTGGTTTATTTTATCTCACGGGTAATATTTCATTATTAATTTTCGGATTTATTCATGGGTTTCTAATCGGGGCAGTCCAATCTTTCACTCGAACTTTATTTGTACAACTTATTCCATCTGGATTAGAAGCTCAGTTCTTTTCACTCTATGAGATATCTGATAAAGGGAGTAGTTGGATAGGACCAATCGTATTAGCTGTAATCTCACAATTTGTCAGTATCAGGTATGGATTTATCTACATTGCTGGAATATTATTTATATCTACAATAATTTTACAATTTGTAAATATATCAAAAAATTTCGAAAATAGGGATGAAATGGTTGAAGAAATTGAAAACGTTTAATTTTTGAAATTATAAAATTGAAAATATATATATAAAATAATTAATAAGTAAAATGATTACAACAGTAGGAAATGATTGGGACGATATTTTAGAAGAAGAATTTGAAAAACTCTACTTTCAAAATATTATTAACAGATACAATGAATCTTACGAACTTGTTCAACAAGTGAATTTGAATGTTCTCCCTAAGAAACAAGAAGTATTAAATGCTTTTAAATTGACAGCATTCAATAAAATTAAAGTATGTATTGTATCCCAAGATCCATACCCGGGAATATGCAAGAAAACAAAAATACCTTTTGCGAATGGATTAGCATTTAGCGTCAATAAAGGATGCTCTATTCCAGCCAGTTTAAAAAATATCTTTAAAGAATTAAAAAATGATTTAGATATTGAAAATGGAGAGCATGGAGATTTAAGCGAGTGGGCAGAACAAGGTATATTTTTACTCAATACCAAATTAAGTGTTGTGCAGGGTAGCCCAAATTCTCATTCATTCTGGAAACCATTTACTGATTTTGTCATCAAGTATATATCAGATAATACTGAAGATATTGTTTTTGTTTGCTGGGGTCGAAATGCTCTCAAAAAAATGGATTTAGTTGATAAGGAAAAACATCATATTTTTGCGTCAAGTCATCCCTCACCACTAGGATGTTATAGAGGCATGGGTGACTATCATTCATTTAATGGTTCAAAAATTTTTAGTAAGATTAATAATAAATTAAAAGAACTAGATAAGGAAGAAATTAATTGGAAACTAGATTAAAATTGAAGAAACATTATATATATATAAAATAATTAATAAATATGGTTGCAGAAAATTGGAAACAGATATCAAATTTTGAAAATTATGAAATTTCTAATTTAGGTAATCTCAGAAATTTTAAAACAAAAAAACATCGTTCATTAAAACCTAATAAATATGGTTATATCTATATACCTATCGTAGATAATAACAAAAAACGAAAATCATGCGGAATTCATAAATTAGTAGGTAAAGCATTTTTACCAAATCCTGATAATTTATCTACAATTGATCATATTAATCGTAATAGAGCAGATAATAGGTTAGAAAATTTAAGATGGGCATCTCATAAAAAGCAAACAAAAACTTGTAATACTTGTAATCTTACATTAGATATTAGTGAGTTTCAGAAAAATTACGCAAAATGTAAGAAATGTTATAAAAAACACGTAACATGTAAACACGATAAACCAAAAAGATATTGTCGTGAATGTTGTCCTCAATATTGGTGTGAACACAATACACGAAAAGGACATTGTCCTAAATGTAGTCCTCAAAATTTCTGTGAACACGATGCACAAAAATGGATTTGTTGTGAATGTAATCCTAAACTTTTATGTATTCACAATACACGAAAAGGACATTGTCCTAAATGTAATCCTAAACTTTTATGTGAGCATAATATACGAAAATGGGATTGTCCTGTATGTAATCCTAAACTTTTATGTAAACATGATAAACATAAAAGATTTTGTCGTGAATGTAGTCCTCAAAATTCATGTATCCATTGTAAACATATACTAGTAACAAAATTAAGATATGTAAAATCCCTTGATAAAAAAATCAAATGTTGTGCTAGATGTTTTTATAATTTCTATCCAAATGATAAAATACCAAGAAAATATAAATTAAGACAGCATTTTTTCAATGAAAATTTGACTAAAAAATTTGGAATAAATTTTTTCCAATATGATAAAAAAATAAAATGTGGATGTTCGGGAAGAATCCCTGATTGGTTTATTGATTGTTATAAATATTCAATCATTATTGAATTAGATGAAGACCAACATAAATCAACATCTTGCGATCAGAAACGAATGATGGAATTATTTAAAGATTTAGGTAATAGACCTCTTGTTATGATTCGTATCAATCCTGATAAATATAAAATAGGAAAAGAAAAAATAGAAGGTTGTTTTGAATTTGATGAAAAAAATATTCTCATTTGTAATGAAAAAAAATTCAATAAAAGATTTAATCTTTTAGTTAAAACGATTAAATATTATATTGATAATGAACCAACAAAAGAAATTACAATGGAAAAATTATTTTTTGATATTTATTAAAAATTATTGATCATATAATCGCAAACATAGCAAGTCTCTTCTAGACCTGATTTACATTTGTTACAGCAAACCATTTCACACATATTACATTTTTCATTTTCTTTGCTAAAAGCTAAGCATTGCTGACAGTTTGTTATATTAGATATTTCTGATTTTTCATCCTTTTTTCTAAGATTCTCATCAAATTGTTCTAAATGCTTTTCAAATAAATTATCACCATCAGGGATCGATTTACTCTCTGCAATTCTATATATCCAATTAATGGTTGAATCTTTCGTATAAACTTTTTTTAGCTTACTTACGTATTTCGTTGCAGATTTCAAAGTAAAACCTAATCGACGATAGTTTTCTATTTCTTCTTCAATAGTCCAACAATCATTCAGTTCTACATTCTGGAAAGTACTTAGATATTTGCGAAAAACTTGAATAAAATTCAAATTTTCTCTTTCGTCTTCAGTCAATTCATCATCTAAAAATTTGTAAACATATGCTAATTTTAAGCCCAAATTTCTTAAAAATTTTTTTTTTTTAATATATTCATTAGATAAGTTGTTAGTGCTCATATTATATCTATAATATTGTCATTTATTTATTTAAACATTTATGATTAAATAATATTAAATAATGATTCCAATATTTAGTATCTACAATTCAAAACTTTCTAAAATAAAAGAACTTTTAGTTCTTGATAATTATAATCAGGTTGTTATAATTACAGATGACAATGTGTATAAGTATTATTCAGAAGAAATTCTTTCACTTCAAAATTATTATGAATCAAAAGGAATATCGATTTTTATATATAAAATTCCTCATGGAGAAGGTTCAAAAAATTTAGAAACTAAACTAAATATAGAAAAATTTATGTTCGAAAATAACATAAAAAAATCTAAATCTTGTGTAGTAGCCCTTGGAGGAGGAGTTGTTGGTGATTTATCTGGATTTGTAGCATCCACTTACAAACGCGGAATTGATTTTATTCAAATTCCTACAACTATTTTGGCTATGGTTGATTCAAGCATTGGAGGAAAAACAGGAATTAATAACGATTTCGGGAAAAATTTAGTCGGTACATTTTATAATCCAAAATATATTTTTATATTCATGGATTTTATTAACACCTTACCACGTGAAGAAGTAATAAATGGATTTGCAGAAATTATAAAAACTGCTGCAATTAATAATAAAACTTTGTGGAACATTTTAATAGAAAATGATATTGACTCGGTTTTAAATAATAGGCATTTAATGTTCAAAATTATTCAAATGACGTCAACTACTAAAATGAAAATTGTCGAAGAAGATGCTTATGATACAGCAGTTGCTAATAATATCCAACTCCCATGTCCTAGAGAACACTTGAATTTCGGACATACCATCGGTCATATAATTGAATATTCACAAGGATTAAAACATGGATATGCTGTTGCTATTGGTATGATATTAGAGACACGCTTAAAAGAAAATAATGAGTATCTAATTCCAATTACTATTCGAAATGAAATTATTGAATGTATTAGAAAATATGAACTGCCTACAGAGTGCCAAAATATTGAAATATCAGAAATATTTAAGTATTTAAAACATGATAAAAAAGATGGTAGAATTGTTTTAATTGATGAAATCGGACACTCATACACAAAAAAATGTACATTAAACCAAATCATAGAATGTATGACCATACAACGAAAACTAAGTCATCAACATATTAATGAATTTGTAACATACTATGGTCCTGGTTCAAAGAGTGAAACTAATAGAGTATTAATCTTAGCATCACTCGGTAAAGGAACGTGTATTATCAAAAATGCATTACTATCCGATGATACATTGCATATGATAAAAGCATTACAAACACTAGGAATTAATATTGAATTACAAGGTAATGATATTATGGTAGTTGGAAGTGCTGGTAATATTGATTTTGAAGGTGAAAGAACATTATTTCTAGGAAATTCTGGAACATCTATGAGATTTTTAACTTCGTTAATGATTATTCTTAATAAAGGAATTGTAAATTTAACAGGAGTAGAAAGAATGAAGCAACGACCAATTGGAAATTTAGTATCAGCATTAAAAATTTATGGTATTAATATTTCTGCTGAAAACAATGGAAAAAATCCTCCTATTAGAGTAGAAGGAAATACTGATTTTAAAAGTTGCGAAATATTTTTGGATTGTTCTGTTAGCAGTCAATATTTAACTGGATTATTAATGGTTGCCCCATCAATTCTTGGAGGATTAAAAATAAATGTACTAAACAAGCTAGTTTCTGCTAAATTCATTGAAATGACTTTGAAAATTATGAACAAGTTTGGATTAAAGGTCGATTATGAATCAGATTTAAAACATTTTACTATCAAGCATCAGAAATACGATAATCCAGAAATATATAACATTGAAGCAGATGCTTCTTCATGCAGTTATCCTATTGCTTATTCAATTATTAATAAAATTCCTCTACATATACCAAATTTAACAAGTAATAATATTCAAGGTGATTTATACTATTCCACTGAAATTATGAGAAAATTTGGAATTTTTGATTTAACATGTGATGAAAATGGAACAAAGATTAGTAATTACGTTCATAATTTAAAAGGTATTGGGGAAATAAACATGGATTCATCGGATACATTTTTAACAATTGGTATTTTAGCAACATTATCTGATGGAGTAACAAAAATAATTAATATTGATAATCAAAATGTAAAGGAATGTGAACGGATAAATGTTTTATATAATCATTTGAAAAAAGCAGGAGTTGATATTAAATTGGATAATTTAGAATTAACTATTAATGGAAACCCTCAGAAAAGATTAAAAAATATATTTGTAGATTGCCACGATGATCATCGGATAGCAATGAGTTTTTCATTATTAAGTGTTTCAATGGATGAATTAGTTATTTCAGATTATAGCTGTGTAAATAAGACATACCCTAATTTTTGGAAGGATATGTCATTATTGGGATTACAGAATGAAATTGTAAAAAAACAACAAGAAAAGAAATCAACAGACTGGAATTACATATCAAAAAAACCAATTATATTAGTTGGTATGCCATGTAGTGGTAAATCGTATGTAGCAAAAGAATTATCAAAATTATATTCACTAACCTATTGTGATTGTGATTTATTATTTGAACAAACTTATGAATCTAAACCAGAACATTTTATAAACAGATATGGATGGGAGAAGTTCAGAGAATATGAATATCAAATATTAAAAGATAATTACGCTAAATATGATATTATTAGTACTGGAGGTGGAATTATTGAATATGAAAAATCAAGAAAACTTTTATTAAATCTAAAAAAACAAACTAATTGTTTAATTATTTATATTGACACTACACCAATTACAATTAAACAACGTTACATGAAAAGAAAAAGAAAAGCACCATACAGAGTTTCAATTGAAGAGTTATATTCAAAACGTAAGGATTATTATGAAGATGTTTCAAATTACAAATATAAAAGTTCGCATAAGAGGATTTCGGAACAATTATCATATTTTACTAAATTTTTCAGAAATATTAATGAAAAGAGAGAAATTTTGCCGAATAGTTACTTTGTTTGTATTCCATTTAATCAGATCCGAGAAAATTTTCATAATTTGGAAGAAATGACAGAGGGTGCTGATGCTTTAGAACTTCGTGTAGATTTTTGTTCAAAAATAGAAGATAATTTCGAATATATTGAAACTATAATTGGTAGGGTTCAAAAAATAGTTAATGTTCCATTAATTTTAACAACAAGAAGTACTAAAGAATGGGGGCATTTTAATGGTGATAATAAATTATTAGGTAAATTAATTGATTTATTTGTAAAATTGGGTGTTGAATATATTGATCATGAATTAAGTTCTGATTTTGAAATTGAAGATAGAAGACATTGTAATATAATTGGTTCTGTTCATACCAAGAATTTTAATATTTTAAAACACAATGTTGAATATGGTTTAAAAAAACATAAACCAGATATTTTAAAGGTTGTAGTATCATATGATATTTATGATAAAACAAAAGAGTTTTTATCACAATTTGATATAAAACATATATTTATTGCTATTGGCGATGAAGGTAGTTTTACCAGAGTAATGAATAAATACCTAACACCAGTTACATCAAGTCTTATTGATTCAACAGCACCAGGTCAATTAACTTATAAACAAATTAATGAAGTGAGAAATATAATTCTAAAAAATAAAGAAAAGGAATATTGTATTTTTGGGTTTCCAATCAAAAAGTCTCCAAGTCCTTTTATTCATAATTATGTTTTTGATAAATTCAAGCAAAATTGTATATATTCAAGATATGAAACAAAATATGTTGAAGATGTTTTAAATGTAATGAAGCGTCCAAGTTTTTATGGTGCTTCTGTTACAATGCCATTAAAGGAAAAGATGATGCCTCATATGGATGTTTTATCGGAACATGCTACAAATATTGGTGCTATTAATACAATAATTAAAACAGATGACAATAAATTTATCGGAGATAATACAGATTGGTTAGCAATTCGTGATGCGATTAAAAATTTTGGTAAAAAATTTACAAGTGGATGTATTGTTGGTAATGGTGGAACAGCAAAAGCAGCTTGTTATGCTTTAAATCAATTGAATATACCTTGTAACATCTATTGTCGTAATAAAGAAAGAGCATCTAAAACTCTTAAAAAGTTTGTTATCAATAATTTTGTTGAAAGTATGACATTAAATAATGATTGTTCGTTAGTTATCATATGTGTTCCTCCGAAAGTAAAGATTAATTATGATAATTTGAAACCGAATACTTGCGTAATTAACATGGCATATGTTGGAAAAAATGTAAAATTAATAGATAGAGAAGATTTAAATATAGTTGAAGGTTTTACAATATTGTATAAGCAAGCATTTTATCAATATAAATTATGGAATAATATCAGAAGTATTGATGAAGAAAACATTGAAGAATTTTACAGAATTGCGATGAATTTATTTTAAAAGTTAAAATTGAAAAATTATCATATTAGTAATATAATAATAAATTATGATAATCGGACTTTGTGGGAATAAACGTGCTGGTAAAGATACCTTTGCAGATCATTTAATAGAAACATTTAAAACAGTAGATAAATGTTCATTTGCATCACCTTTAAAGGAAGCATGCCGAATAATGTTTTGTTTATCTGATGAACAGATAGATGGAAATTTAAAAGAAGTTATGGATCCAAGATGGGGATTATCACCTCGTCAAATGTTTCAAACATTTGGAACAGATCTGGTTAGACAACAATATGGAAAAATCGTACCAGGTACAAAAATTGAAAAAATTGGGAACTCATTTTGGGTATACCGTTTAAAAATATGGTATGATGTTTGGAAAAAGAAAAATCCAAATAAATGTTTAATTGTTACAGATATTCGTTTTCCTGATGAGCATAAAGCATTAAAAGAAATGGGAGCAATAATCGTAAAAGTTACCAGACCAGAAAAATCTTGTTCTGATACTCATGTCTCAGAACAATATGCAACTAAAATGGAGGGTGATTATAGTATAACAAATGAAACTACGATAGATGAATATAAAAAAAAAATTGAAAATTTATATATTCGAATACTTAAGAATTTAGATGATAGAAAAGAAAAAACAGAAGAAAAAGCGAAAGAGAAAATTATCTGAAATTACTACATTAACAGATAATTTTGAAAATATTAATTTAAAAGATAAATCTGTATCTGAATTAACACAAAACGTAGCAAATTTAGATTTAAATCCAGATTTTGAACCGATTTCTTTTATTGAAAAATATAAACCTAAAAAATTAAAAAATTTTATAGGAAATTCAAATTTATTTGAATTAAAAAAAATAAAGGATTGGTTAAAGGACTGGAAACCTTCATCTAAAAATAAGGGAATGTTAATATTTGGACCATCTGGTTCAGGAAAAACTTGTCTTTCCCATGTTGTTGCCAAAAAATATAAATACAATGTATTAGAATTAAATAGTTCTGATGAAAGAAATGGAAAAGTAATGAAAAAATTTAAGTTATTGGTTGAAACGAGTAGTCCATTTATAAAAAATTTATTATTAATTGATGATGTAGAAATTTCTACTGGTAGTGATCAAGGATTTATAAAATATATAAGTGATTTATTGAAAGTCACACAAATACCTATTATACTGACATGTTGTGATAAATATGAAAGGAAGATTAAAACAATTAAGAAATATTGTTCATCAATTGAATTATTTCATCCAAAAAAGAAGGAAGTATTTAATTATTTATCATCTCTTTTAAAAAAAGAGGGATTAGAAGTAGATGAAGATTTGATAAATAATTTAATAAAAAGTAGTAGATGTGATATTAGGTATTGTTTAATAAATTTACAATTTTATTCAATTCCTGTTCCTAAAGAAAAGAAAGAAGGGAAAGAAAAGATAAATAATAAGAAGAAAATCGCATATAATATATTTGATGGTTCTAATTTATTATTTAATAACAAAGTTGATAGTGATATGAAGAAGGATATAATTTATTCAGATAAATTTATGTATGGTCATTGGATTGAACATAATTATATTACTACTAGTAATAACTTAGAACAAGTTGTTAATCGTTCAGATCGAATGAGTGATGTAGATTTATTTGAACATAATATTCGTAGTAATCAAAATTTTAATTTAATTCCTTATCAGGTAAATTTATTAGAAAATGTAACAAGAAATTCAAAAAGAAGACGAATAGAATTTCCTCAAACATTGGGTAAAATGAGTAGAATTAAAAGTAATAGAGAAAAAATAAATAAGCTTCTTCCTGGGGGGGTAAAAGTAGAAGAGTTTGAATTAGTTAAGAGAATTTTATATTCTCCTATTATAACCCCAACTGAAGAAGTGTATGAAAAATGTTTAAATTTTATGATTGAAAACAATTGGACAATTTTGGATTGGAAAGAACAACTATTTGATAAATCAAATTTGAATGATATCAAAATGGAAAAGAAAGAAATAACCAAACGAAAAACAAAATTCGTCAAATTTTTTAATAAAAGAAAAAATTGAAAATAAAAAAAAATAATAAATATATATCATAGTAAATTAATTATGGAAAATTGTCAAAAATCACCTGAATATTATGCTAAAAAAGATTTTATGAGAAATGTTGGTTTAAAATCTAGACATATTTACAACTTTTTACAAGATAAGTTAACTGATGATGAAATTCAGAATTT